ACACCCTCTTCAAGTACTTTAATACCCGTCAGAACTGTCCCTATATCGCCTATAGATTCACCAGCAGGGAGACCACCAGCCTCGGTGTAGTTCATAGTCAGGTCATCCGCCGCGGCATATGCGTTAGCTAAGTTAGCCGAAGACGGGTCTTCAAATGCTTTAGACATAGCGGCCAAGTTGCCTGCGACTGTTAGTCCCTCACCTACCGCTGGAGGTATAATCCTTCCGTCTTCACCGCCAACACCGACCAAGTCCCCGAGTTCGTTTATAGCATTAACGGCATCCTCAGAGCTTTGCCCCAAAGGATTTTCAATCATATTTTCTGTTTTAGCATAAGCCTCCCCAGTGGCCTTTGCTATCTCCGCCGCAGTTTTGGCCGACTCAGTAATCCCGTCATACCAAGCGCTACCACTGTCATCTGGGGCCTCCGCCTCATCCGATATTTTATCAATAATAGGGTCAATGATTGCTTCTTTGGCAGCTTCTAATTTGTCTGTAACACCAAGAGCCTCATCAGCAGCTTGAATAGGGGCTTTTACAATATCCTCAATAGGGTCTAATACCTCTTGCTGGACAGCTTCTTCGATGGGGTCAGCGACTACCTTGAAGGCGTCTTCAGCAGGGTCTAACACTTTCTGCTGAATAGCTTCTTCCGTAGGCTCAAGAACATTTTGCTGCACAAATTCCTCGACAGGGTCGTAGACTGCTTTGGCAGCTTCCTCCGCATACGGGTAAAGTTTTTTTAAGGCTTCAGACGCAGCTAAAGCCTCTGCCATATCGAATGACCCCTCATCGGCCCTTTCAGGCATGGTCTGTGTTGGCATGTAAATTCCAGAGCGATACTCTCCACCAAACCAAGTCGGGTCAATCCCAAGGCTCTCTTGATACGCTTGCTCCAATGGTTGATACTGCTCTATGTAATCTTGAGGCATTGTAGCTTGAATAGATTCGATTATAGGCGCGGCGTTAAAAACCCCTTGGTCGGGGGCGTAGGTTGTGGGGCTTACCTGCTTGAAATCTTGCATCCAAAGAGGCAAGTTATCCATACTGTAAGTAATGTTTTCTGGACGCTTAAAATATGTAATGTCACTACCCGCAACTCCGCCAGTCGGCGTGGCGGGGGCAACGACATTCATTAGCTCCTCAAGCTCCTCTTGCGTCATCTGCGGTGGCAAATCCATATTAAACCCTCGGCAGGTTTACTGATGTTTCGATATCTGAACGTAATTTTTCGATGCGGAGCTGGCGTTCAAACTCAAGTTCCTGACGGCGCAACTCAAGCTCTGCTGCCATCTTCTCGCGCTCAAGTTCAAATTCCATTTGCATTTTTTGTTTCTTAAGCTCGATGTCTTGCTGGGCTTTCTGCATCTCCATTTGCATTTCTGGAGTTGGCTGATTACCCTTCTGTTGAGCAGCTTGCGCTTGCTGCTGCATCTTAGCCTCAATCTCTTGCGGGGAAGACCAGAATTGATTCGCATCTTTAAAGCCAGATAACTCAGTAATCTTAGCAAGCGTATTGCGATACTGGGACATAGTAACTAGAGGGTTGTTCATGCCCATTTGCATCAATGTTTGCTCTTGCTTCGCAGCGGTTTGCATTAAGAACGCAATCTGCTGGTCTTTCTGTGCGGTACCCAAGCCTACGTTAATTTGCACATCATACATGTGCGACCACTCACGCGGGTCGATAGGAACAAAGTTATTATTCAAACGAATAATTTTTTCTTTGTTTTGGTACTTTGTAACAAGATGCAGGATGTTGCGGAACAAGCGGCGTACGCCAGTTTCTGCAAACACACGAGCAATCATTTCAATCTTGCCCTGTTGGGCAGACTGCATAGCGGCCACGGCAGTAGCAGTAGTGGACTGCAAAGCGTCAGCGTCAAGACCCATAGACTGCTTGTTGATTCCTGTGCGTTGCTCACGCACACTATCCATGTAGTTCAAAGCAGGGAACACAGACGACGACACGTCCGAAACCTGTAGGGGTTGCACTGCACCAGCTTGGCGCACACGCACAATACCTGCGGGGCGGTTGGTCATCAAGTCATCAAGATTTACCTGACCCTCAACAGCAACCACACGGGCATTGTTTGTGTTGTAAATGTTGTCCAACAACTGACGCATCAGTGTTGACTTAATTAGCTGCACATCCATCACAAGCTCGGCAATCGAGCGCCCGATAGCACGGTGTGGCATCAGCACTGGAGAGAGCAAGGAGAACGGAACAATGTCGCACTCTTCGTTTTCAAGAACATGATAGGAGTTGCCAACCGTAATGACGCGGCGCAACTCGGCAATGCCGTCACCATCGTAATCAGATTTAATGTAGGATTCCGTTACTAAGACATCACGCATGACTGGGTCTAGGCTATCGTGGCTGGAGCCAGTTTCGATATCCTCGAAGCGGCTTGTGCGCTCTTCGGATGTCTCTAGGTCAGACGTTCCAGCATACTGCTCAACCTCATCTTGGTCGTAACCCATAGCAACCAAATCGCTAACAGACATGTTAGTGCGGTGCGCTACAAAATTAGCGTCCTCGATGGACTTAGCGCGAGATTCAATCAAGAACTCTTCTGGCGGCACATTCTCTACGTTTACCCGTCCATCTGTTTTCGTGCGGCGCAGTTTAATGTCGTACATCATTGGAGCAGGAAGTATGTTGCCATCAGGCAGCATCATATCTTCACCGACAATAGTTACATCTTGCTCGACAATTTCAATCTCTTCGTCTGCCAAAAGAATTGTAAGCTCTTCCTCGTTTAAGCCTTCGTATTCTTCTGTGGCAACTTCAGTGGACTCTTCCCAGTTTGTTTTTACAACGCCAGCCTTTAGGATAAGTGCATCCTTGAACCAGTTGTGCATGATTTCAAAGCCACGGTTATCTGTATTGATAATCCAGTTTGCATAGTCACTTGCCTGCTGGGCGGCTGCAATGTCCTCTGGGCCTTCTGGCGTAAAGCTCACATAGTCATCCGACTGCGTAAAGATACGCATCAGGCTTGGCATGATATGCTCGATAGTGTCACTTACTTCTGTGCTAACAACTTGAGAACGATTAGGTTGCTCATTGCCAAATGGCTCACCTAAATAGTAGTCCATGGCGTCAATACGGTCTTGAGAGTACTCCGTATCGTAATGCCCTATAGACTGCTCAATTTCATTGCGAACAATGCTTTGAAATTCAATATCGTTCATTTTAGCCATTATATATCTCTTAATCTGTTGCGTCATCGCCAAGCTCTACGACTGTAGGCTTGCGAGGGGCTTTTTTAGCTTTTACTTTTTTCTTTTCTTTTTTGGGTGCTGGGGCTTTTACAGGCTCTGGAGCTTTGATAACTTCCGCGACCAGTGGCTTGCGACAGCTTTTGCAAAAGCCAGTAAGATTTTTCTGAACTGGGTATCCGCAGTGTGGGCAGCTAGTCATTACGCTACACCTTTAAGGCACTTGTTAGCCTTGGTGCAGGCACGAGGTGAGCCACACGTCGAGCATGTCTCAAACTTCTTGCCGCCAGCTTTTTTAGCAGCAGCCATTCCAGACTTTGTGTACGGATATTTTTTACCTTTAACCATTGGCATAATAAACTCCTACCATTTAACCTTGTGCGACCAATATTTTGCAGACAACTTGCTTGTCGGCTTTCCTTGAGCATTATGTCTAGCATAGTATGATTTTTTTCGTGCTTTGTCTTTAGCTGTTTTAGGATTTTTCCCAGCACCCCTCACACCCTGCTGACCGAAGCGAATAAGGCGAATTTTGTCGCCCTCTTTTGCTAGAACGGCATGGCTCTTCTTCGAATGCTTGGGGGTGCGTTTAGGTTTGTTGTAGCCAGCAAAGCGCTCGCCTCGGTACTCAATAGCCATTATGCGTCTCCGTAGATGCCTTCTTCGGTTACCTTGATAGAGCGCACAATCTTCATGTACTCGTCTGGGTCTGTGCCACCCTGCTGGGCAGCATAGGCGGATGCAAGCAAAGATAGTTCAATTAACTCATCCCAGTCAACACCACGCTCGTTGAGTTGCTCCAGCACGAGGGCAAGGATTTCAAAATTGCCGTCCTCTAGCTCTAGTCCGTCTTGGTCAAACATTAAACTATCCATGTAGATTTCCCATAACTAAGGTTGCTCGTCCACTTGTGCTTACTACCACTCTTGGCAATACTAGCACGAGAAGCAAAGGTAAGGC